ATCTTCAAAAAATTCCCTAAGTTCTTCAGGGGAGGTAAAGTGTTGATTATTGTTTGATTTGTATTGCTTTTTATATTCTTCACGTAATGCATCTTCAAGCATTTCGTATGTGTTTAGTTTATCTGCTTCTGCTCCACTTTTTCCATACATTGTAGTTAAATATGCTTGGATAACTTCGTGTAATGCTGTTCCAAAAACAGTGTGGATGGAGGAAGTAAATTGTTTATATCCTTCTTTGTATTGGAGTGACCATTTTTTAGGACACTCATTGAACATAGATAATTGAGAATATGAAATAGATTTTTGAGTTGCATAATCTATTGTTGGTAATTGTTTACTCTTAATTTCTTTTAATAGTAAAGGTAACTTCTTTTTCATTACACAAAGATACAAAAAAAGCCTGCCATAGGCAAGCTTTCTTTTAGTTTTTAAAAATATCCCTGTAGCGATACTAGGATAATTTTTATAGCCGTAGCTATACGGTCCTAAGCCGTGGGTTTAATTATTTTCATTCATTGGGTCTTCACCAAAACTATTTCCCTTAACTGCCTGTTCAATTTCACCATACACCGAACTAATGGCATAATCGCCAGCTTGACTAACTGTACTATCCCACCAAGCATCATCAAATTGAAAATCAGATGGGGGTCTTTCTCCTCCATTTGTATTAGGGTCTAGCGAGTTATAAACAACAAATTTTACATTATTTATTCGTCGTTCTATATCAGCGGGATTTTTAATTTTAGCAATAGCAGCTTCCATAGCTTTTCTTACGTTAGCAACATCTGTAGCTGCGTCTTCATTAACTAGGCCAGCTAATTCTATTAATTTTACTTTATATTCACTTTCTGTGATAACACCTGAAAGGAATTGCATGCGTAATTGTTCTTGTTTCATTTTATTTTATCTAATAATTCCTGCTCTTACTTGAAGCATTCTACGTTCATTAATATCTTCTTGAGATCCAATTATTGTACTGTAATCTTCCATTGATAGTGTTTTACCGGAAGCAGCCAATGATATAATGTTTTCTGCTACATCATGTAAATCCATGTCTGTTTGAGCATCTTCTCTAGCGTATTCGAGTAAACGAATAAATAGAGGAACGTCTACTGTAATTATATCTCTTGGGTTCATATTAGTAGTATCCTCCTTGAATTGCTGCCATTTGATCTCTATCAGTTTGATAATCAATATTTTTTATTTTTTTCATTTCATCATCAAATACATCTTCTGTGCGTCTAGTAATTTTTATAAATTTTTCTATTATTTCTTTAGCTTCTTTTTCAGTTAAGTTTTGATTGTTTTTTATATTACTTTCAAATGACTTTAACTGTGCGGAATACATTGGGTAAAGTTTAATTTGAGATAAAATATAATCTTTTATACTTTTACTCCTAATAGTTTGTTCACCTTCATTTACTTCTTCAACTTCATTTAAACCATATTTACCACCTAAGAAATGTTCAAACGCTGTTTCATAATCTGCTTTAGCACGTGGTGGGATTTGGTTAATTGCTCCAATTCCTACAATTCCTCCAATCATAGATTCGTTTAAAGATGATTTTTCAGCATCCTCAATTTCTTTATTGATAATAGCTTTGTATTCACCTTCTGTGATTACACCTGAAAGGAATTGCATGCGTAATGTGTCTTTTTCCATTTTATATATTTTATTATAAATATTATGTATTTTTTGTTTCGCGCAATACTATTAAAGCTTTCTGAATATATAGTATGTCATCCATTTTTTCTTGGATACTATGTTCTAGCCATTCTTCTAGTTCTAAATCGTTACGATCTAAATCTGTTCCATACTTTTGTTTCCCAATGGTGGCTCTAGCAACAAATTTGTCTATAATGGAGTCTACAATTGAATCTGTAACCTTAATTTCTCTATTCATTTTTTCAATAATTTTTCTACTTCTTTTTCATCCATTCCCATATCGTAAAGTACCTTTCTAGTGCCATGGTCACGTAATATGTCAATATATTCTTCTGCTTCCCCTAAACTGCATTCAAAATATTTTGATACATATTCTATCAATGTAGCAGGTTTTTTCTTTGTTTTTGACTTGAGATATTTCAAAAACACTTTGGATTTAGGGATCATTTCTCGATAAATTTGGTATAGTTGGTGTTTGTTATCGTATGGTATTGTTTGAATATAGTTTGCTAATTCAATATAGCGTATATCCATCGATACGTATCGATTAACCACGTAAGAATTCCATTTATCCCACGATTCTTCCGAAATGTTTTCAATTGGGGTTTTATAGAGGGTGATTTCATTTAACCACCCCCATAAATCCTTAATTTGTTTTTTAGACACTTAATGTAATATCTTTATATTCTTCTTTCAATTCTGAAGGTAACGAATCTGGGAGTATTTTCTTTGATTCTAAATCGTAAAATACAGTAATTGGGATAAGTTGATCTTCATCTGTTCCTGCAATAAATTTAGATACTCTACGGATTACAAATGCTTGTCCGAATAATTTTTCGCCATTAAATCCATCAACTGATGTTGTATTGTTAAAGTCAATGTTCATTTGTGGAGGTGTTTTTGATTGTGTTTTCATTTGATTTTTATTTTGGTTTATATTGTTTCTATGATTTTGGCTAAAGCCGACATTACATTTATTTCTTTATCTATTCTAAAATTTGCTTGATATAAATGTTCGTTTAATATAATTGCAACAGATCCTTCCTTTCCAGGAGCATATTTTGAACTGTATTCAAATAAACTACGATACAATTCTTCAAAGTCCTTTGTATTTGAATCTGCTATAATTTGTCTAACGGTAAGCCATTTTTTACTTCCCATTAGTTCTTTCAATACCTCTTTAATATAGTTGTTTGAGGTTAAAACTGTTTTATCTAGTTCAATACAGCCATCTTTTACAGACATTTGAAGTACATTTAACATTTTTCTCATGTCAGGGTAGTACTGTACTATAAGTGATTTTAAATCTTCAGGTTTATATGAAATAGATAATTGATCCTTTAATATCCAATCTAAATGGTTGTATACATCTGTTTTTGAGGGAGGTACAATTTTAAGTACCTGGCAACGTGATTGAAGTGGATCAATGATTCGCTCAATAAAGTTACAGGTTAATATAAATCGTGTTGAACGGGAGAATGTTTCAATTACATTTCGTAAAGCGGCTTGTCCCTGAATTGTGATGAAATCTGCTTCGTCTAGAATTACTACTTTAATACTTTTCCAAGAAGCTGAGCTAGCAAATCCCTTTACTTTCTCTCTAATAGTGTCAATTCCGTTTTCATCTGATGCGTTTATATAAAGATAATCGCAATCTAAATTTTTAACGATAATTTTTGCTAAAGTAGTTTTACCTGTACCTGCGGGACCGTAAAAGATAAAGTTTTGAATATCACCTTGATTAAGGTACTTTTGTATTGTGTCTTTTACATTTTCGTTACCAACATAGTATTTTAGTTCGGTAGGGCGAAAACGTTCTACATATAACGTATTTTCTTTCATAACCATATTATACAAAAAAAGCCTGCACTAGGCAAGCTTCTTTGTTTAAATATTTTTTGATTTTTTAGAAATTTCTAAATCTTTTTGGTTTTTTCTATATTGGTCAATAGCATCTAAAATTTCATTTTCATTTTCAATATCCATTCCCCAATTATCTTGTCCGTATATTGCACCTTTTGAGTCAATTCTTAGCATTCCTGCATCTTCACCTGTTTTTTCATCATATGTTCCAAAATCGATAGATTTGATTCCTGTAATTCTATTACCATCAATGATTCTTGGGTTAAATTTATAGGTTTTTAAAATGAAATATACATCATTCATGTTAATTTTTGAGGAAGCTTCTTGCATTAACTTATTTTCAGCTAAATATTGTTTTAAATTAAAGTTGTCCATTTTATTTTATTTTATAATTCCTGCTCGTCTTAACATTTGATATCTTTCAAGATCAAAATCTAAAGATTCTTTAATGGGGTCAGTTTTTTTTAAGAAATTTCCAAATTGACTTCTAACAATATCTCTTCGTTCAGGTTTAATATTTGCAATTTTAATTACATTTGTGTCTTCATTGTAATCAAAATTTTTCTCGTATGTATTTTTTAAAAGCTTGATAATAGCATTTAACTCATTCTTTTTACCTTTAATTTTGACTGGGTCTAGGGTAAGGGTTAAAACTGATGGACCCGCAGGTTTTGGTTCTGGAGATAAAGTAGGTTCTTGGGTTGGGGTTTCATCGGGGAGTTGATAAGTAGTATCTTCTTTAAATTCTACTCCAGCATTACCCATTATAGTTTTAATTCTTCGTTTTATTAATTCTTTATTCCCCCATGCATTTTTTGCAGAAGGAAAAACAATCTTATCTCCATCAATATCATAATTTGTATCTATAGATAAAGTTCCTGCATATTTTTTTAGGGTATCTGCATTTTTTTGAGGAAAATATTTATTATCTGTGCCTAATTTAGAAATCTTTTTAATAGGGGCAAATTCAACTCCTGATTTATAGTCATTAGCAACAATAAAATCTTCTTCATTTCCTTCATTCCCTTCAGATTGCCAAAAATCATATGCTTTAATAAAATCTTTTCCTTCGATTCCCTTTTTATATACTTCTGGTTCTCTTTTTTGGAGGTCTCTTACTTTAGAACGTCTTCCTACAGGAGATAAGCTATTCCAATTATTCATTGCATCTTCATTTTTTTCAGCCATTTTTGACCTCCCAAAAATCTTATCAATTTGTGATCGATCTGAAAAGGTTCGAGAAAAATTAGTGTCTATTTTTTCATTACCTTCCTCATCTTTAACTTTAACTACATAGTTTTCAGAATTAGATAAGGCATCTAAAGCAGCTTGCATGTCTGAGGGGATAATAGCAACTTCATAATTTGCTTTATCAGGGGATTTAAGTCCATTTTCTTCTTCTTCCTCTTCGTTTATTTGGCGTAATATATCAGTTAATTTCATAGTTATAAATATGTAAAAAAAGAGACCCGTTATTGAGGGTCTCCATATATGTTAAATCGTTTAATTGGTTCAGGTTGAATTTCTTTTTCTTCACTTCGGGTAACATAAATTTTGCTATCTAAAGGAGCTAAAAGAAATTCTACTTTCTCTTGATTTTTGTCAAACCATGCCTCTAAAACATCTGTTAGTGATTTGTGGATGACTTTATTTTTATCATCCACGAGCAACCAGGAATCTCCTGGTGGTACTCGTGTAGCGATAAGTTCGTGGTATTCTATTTTTTCTGTTTTCATATTACATCATTCCCATCATAGGATCTATTCCAGATTCTTTTTTGTCTTCTGGTGTATCCACTATTGTACATTCTGTTAATAAAATTGTTCCAGCAATTGATGCTGCGTTCATAAGTGCATTTTTAGTTACCTTATGTGGATCTATAATACCTGCTTCTTTCATGTCTATAACAGTTTCTGTTTTAACATCTAAACCATACCATATCTCTCGTTCTTTATCTCCAAAGTCACCTACTTTATATTTAAAGTGATATATGCTTTGATCATCGTATCCTGCATTTTTCAAAATAACTTCAAATGGTTTTCCACAAGCTGAATGAACTAATTTTTTTCCATAGTTAAAGTCATCTGAATTTTCTGTAGTAAAAGTAATTCCTTCACGAGCGTGTAGCAATGCTGCTCCTCCACCTGGTACAATACCATCTTCTAGGGCACATTGTGTAGCGTGAAGTGCATCATCAACTCTATCTTTTTTCTCTTTCATTTCGGTTTCAGTACTTCCACCTACGTGAACTAAAGCAACACCACCTACAAATTTAGATAAACGTTCTTGCAATTTTTCCATTTCAAATGGAGTAGCTGCTTTTTCAAGTTGTGCTGTAAGTGATTCTACACGTTCTGAAATTGATTCTGATGTTCCTTGACCATCAATAATGGTAGTTTTTTCTTTAGATACTGTAACTGTTTTAGCTTCACCAAACCATTCCCAATTGAATTTGTCTAGTTTCATACCTTTTTCTTTATCAAATACTGTTCCACCTGTTAAGATAGCAATATCTTCTAAAATTAATTTTCTACGTTCACCAAAGTCAGGAGCTTTAACAGCTACTACTTGAAGTGTACCTCTCATTTTATTTACAATAAGTGTAGCTAAAGCTTCTCCATCTACATCTTCTGCAATAATTAAAAGCGATTTTCCTTTTTGCGATACACCTTCTAAAATTGGCAATAATTCTTTTACTTGAGTAAAACGGTGATCAGCAATCAAAACATAAGCATCTTGAAGCAATGCTGACATATTGTTATTGTTAGTAACAAAGTATGGAGATTTGTATCCACGATCGAATTGCATTCCTTCTACAACTTCTAAATATGTTTCGTCTGTTTTTGATTCTTCAATGTAAACTACACCTTCACGTCCTACTTTTTCCATAGCACGAGCAATTAATTTTCCTACTTCAACATCATTGTTTGCTGATATAGTAGCAATTTGTTGTAGCTGTTCTTCCGATGAAATTTTTTCTGAATTTTCTTTAAGTACTGTAAGTACTTCTTTTACTCCAGCGTCAATTCCTCTTTTAATTTCAACAGCATTTGCTCCTTCATTTAATTTGGTTAGTCCACCTTTAACTAATTCACGAGCAAGTAAAGTTGATGTTGTTGTTCCATCACCTGCGTGGTCTGATGTTTTTACTGCTGCTTGTTTAACCATTTGAGCACCTAAGTTTTCAATTGGATCCTCTAGTGAACCAATTTGTTTTGCTACAGATACTCCATCTTTAGTTGAAACAACCATTCCATTTTCTATGTACACAACGTTTCTTCCATTAGGTCCTAATGTTGCTACTACTGCATCTGCTAAAGTGTCAATACCTTTAACTAATTTTTTACGAGCTTCTGCTCCGAATTCTATTTTTTTGCTCATCTTAATTTTCTGTTTTAACTCTTGCTAATATTTGTTTCTCGTTCCCTATATAATATTCGTCTCCATCGTGTTGAAGTTTTGAAAACCCCATAGTTGGAAGAATTACTACATCACCTACTTTTATTTCGGTTTCTAAAAATGTTCCTGTTACTGTATATGTTCCAGGTCCTACAGCTATAACGGTTCCATGTTCGTTTCTATCTTTTCCAGCATCTGGTATAACGATAGAGCCATACATTGTTTCTTCCGTTTCAATTGGTTTAACTATAACTGCATCAAAAAGTGCTTCTAATTTACTCATAATTTTACTTTGTTTAACATTGTTTCTATTCCTTCTTTGACTGTGTTCCAAGTTTCAATATAATCTTGGATTGAATTGTACGAATTCTCATTTTGATAAAATTTTTCTTTAGCTACACGATTTAGTGCATTTGAAAAATTGCTGTAATGTCCAATTATTTTTTCTACCTCTTTTCCAGTTGCTTTTTTACCAGCAAATCCTCTTATAGAAGTAGACAATTCCATTACTGTAAAGTTTGTTGCATCTTTAACAATATAAAAGGGCTCCATGTTTGGATCCTTAATTGTACATAAATTGGATTGTGTGTCATTCTCGTCTCTAGCGGGACGACCGCGTCGTTTTGTTTCTTGCATAACTAAATTTAAATTTATAACTGTAATATACGAAAACTTATTTGAATTTCCTAATTCTATTATACATATTAGAAAGCACTTTCCTCTTTACGAACCATATAATATTCGCTAGTAGTGTCCTCTGATTTAAATTCAAGTTTCATTAAACCCTGATAGCTCAAATATAAAGTACCGCTTTCTAAATCTTTATTTACGTGTAGTATATTTTTGAATATATCTGAATTAAATGGGATTTCGATTTTTTGTTGTTTGATTTTACCATACATTTGGTAAGTGATCTTGTTGTTATGGCCTTGTTCATCTCCAAAAGTGAACACACACATATCATCTCCGTTTAAATCTTTGTCAACAGATACTGTTAATAAACCAATACCTGCTAAAGCAGATTTTGCTTTAACTAAATTGTCAACATATTCTTTTTCAAATGGCAATACAGCATCCCATTCAGGTTCTGTTACAGCACCTACTCTACCAATAAGTAAAGGATCAGCTAAAGCATATGTTAAGTTAAAGTCACTATCTGCAAAATGCATTTTAGTGCATAGGTTTCTATTTTTTTCTAAACTAAATAGCAAATCACCTGAGGTAATTCCTATTAGGTTAAGTAGTTTTTTAGTGTCAAATATAGCTAGCTCACTGTCTTCAATGTCTATATTGTTGTGGGTAATGTTTCCTATTACCTCTTTGGAAATTGACATAAAGTCAATGGTTAAGGTTTTGTCTTTGATTTTCCACTTGACAGATTCGTTTTCGCCCAAGTAGTATTTGTTTATAACCGATTGTAGAATTAACTTATTTACCATGTGTTAAATGTATGAAATATTTTTTAAATATCCTAGTTGAATGTAAAGAATTTAGCTTTAAATGGATTTAAATTGAAGTCCCAACCAATATCATTGTACACGGTTTCTAATTTGTTTCGCATTACACTATCAAATAAACCATCTCTATCAATATATTTGTTAATTAATTCTGTAATGTCATCTGGATCGTTGTATCCGTTGTATCCTATAGTATCAATTTGGTATGGATTTGGTTTTAGGTTAGCTATATACATTTTATCTCCAATGGTAAATTCAGGATACTTTACATTAAGTTTTTTATATTTCAAAAAATCGTTGTATCTAATTGCAGCTTTTGTGTTTACAGGACATTTTAATTTTAATTTGGAAAATAAATCACCAGCCATAGGTTTACGTTCAATATATTCGCCCATTTTCTTCAATCCAGTTGGTTTTAGTAAGTTAATCCACTCAATTTCACCAACCATTTTTTTGAATTCCATTACGTCTTTATCTATTTCGATTTTTGGTTTACCAAATAGAATATTTTTAATTAAATTTTCTCCAAAGTTTCTAAATAGGGGAGGAAAATTAGATTTCATAATGTCCATTCCTTTCATCTCCAATTCCTCAATTGATATGCCTTCTTTGTTTACAATATACATTGCGTAACGGCGTTTACCAGACCAATACGCTTTTTCAGCGATTACCTCTTGTTTGAGCACAAAGTGATGTGCTTCGGTCATATTGAATAGATCCTGCGATATATTGTTCAGATTATCGTTTGCTACTTGCTGGAGTTCCTCAGTTAAAATAAGTAAATGTTTGATTTTCTCTTCACGATCTTCGTATTTTAAATCAGGGTTTCTATGTTTTAGCAAATCAGTTAACTCCATGTAAAGGGAATCTGTATCTGAAGCTATCACGAATGTTTTTGGGTCTGTATCTAATTGTTTGGAAATATAGTCGTTTACAAATGTAATAGATTCTTTAGTTAAACGTTGTCCGCTGTTTGTAATAGCGGCTGAGCATATTTTAAATCCATCTGTAAAGCGCCAAGAATTAATTGCATAGGTACCATATAAAGCGTTTTGCAAGATTTTAAATGCCATTTGGTACAAGTCATATAGTTTATAGTTTGCCCAATCTTCTTTTTTACCTGCTTTTTTCTTAAGTGCTCTATAATGTTCTCTTTGGTTAAACCAATCCTCTAGTACTTCACAAGCTATGCTCTTTTGATCGGTTCTATAAAATGCTCCACTAGCGGAAATAGTCCAATTATTGTCTTCAATTAATTTAATTAAAGCTCCCGCTGCTATAGTAGCATCTTTTAAAGTATAAGATCGTTTAACTAATTTTTGTATGTGTAATTTTTCTTCGGGGTCAAGTTTTTTTAACTGCTCTAAAGAATTATATTGTTCGTAATTATCTTTTGTAACAATTCTCCCTATTAGTGTTTCAACACCTAAATTTAAAGATTTAATGATGGATGGATATAGTGAGGTAAAGTCTAAGTCACTTACATCTGAATATAGTCCAGGGGTAGGATCTAGTAGATATCCACCTGCGTAGCTATCTTTTTTACGGATTGATTTAGGGTAACGATTGACATATTTTCCTGCCATTGTTTTTACAACAATGTTATCTTTTTCAAAACTATACACAGTACCCTCAATTGTTGAAGTACCGCGTTGATGTACCACGTGATCACCGAGTTCAAGCTCTTTAATGGTGTGGTTTGTGGTAGTTGGTTTATTGGGTGCAATTATACCCTTGCGTTTTAAATACGTTAAAATCGCCCCCTCGTTTAATATGGTATTGTAGTAAATTGATTCGTATGGTGTATGGCATAAATGGGAAATCAAAATAGTTAATTCAATAAACTTTTGTTTTTCCTCTAATGCTTCTATAATTTCAACATCTCGAATATTGTATTCTATAAATTTAAGTGGATCTTCTCTAAATAAAGTATCTAAATTACCGTTGTATTCAATTTTACCTAAATTAACATATTTTTTGCCGATATCACCTAACTTGTAGGATGGTTCTTCCTTAGCAATATATTTGCGAAGCAATAACATATAGTCTAAACTACTAACTAAACCAATTTTAATTGGGGAATTTGGTTGAGATAATGTTTCTGTAATTTTTCCAATTGGGGATAAACGGT